CCTGACGGTACACGAGGCTATCAAGCGACTCGAACTCTTTTCTGAGTGCGATGACGTTTGCGTGCCGGGATCAGCTGCCTATTGCGAGCTGCTCCGTACCGTCGCCTGGTGGGGCGACCTCCCGAATGTCGTATACTATGGACTAGAAACTTCGGTCGAGGATATTCCTGTAGAGATGGAAACCGCTAAGGCAGTCAAAGGTGGCCCTCAGATCACACTCAACAACCCTGGAGTGTTAGCTAAGACCCCTGAGGCCATGGACGCCTATGTGGAACACAAAATGGTCGGACTCAAGAACAACACAGTTCCGACAGAAGAATGGACCAAGATATCTGACGTCATTTTGAATCAATTTATCAAATGTGTTGCGCAAGAGACCGGTGTAGCAAAGGGAAGTTTGCAACTGGTCGACCGCGAGGAGATTCTCGCGGCGCGCACTAAACGGGTGCAGAAAGCCCGTCAGGTAACTGACGGCATGGGCCCGTCGACGGAGGAAATTGGTCGCGTTGAGAACAAGGTAGAGGCGGCACATAAGACTGGCCCATGTCCTCGCGGGATTCAAAACCCCGCCCCCGACGTATCTGTTGAGTCGGGGATCCTTGGGAAGACGCTTGAGTTAGTGCTCAAGAAAACCTCTTGGTACAACCCTGGTTCTACGCCCCAACAAATTTCCGACTCCGTGTCGGAGGCGTACATTAAGAGCCATGGCCACGAACTCAAATATAGAGGTGGTGGTGTCCGTAGCGTTGATTACACTGGCGCAGACGAAGGGCACTCCACCCACTCGAACCGGGTCCTCCGGGGGATCATCGATTACTTTGTTGCAGACGGTGATAAGGCCGAGGCGCAGCGCATTTATGCCAGCTGCTTCGACATGCCCCTCCAGGTTGGACCTATGATTAAATCCTCCGGGAAGAAGAACGCTAGTGGCACCGGCATCACTACCGTACTTAATACCGGCGTCTTCGGAGATCGCGAACTGGAGACGACCACCGTTGCGATGGTCTTCCGCTCTATGGAAGACACGGGTGAATTAAAGAAGGGTGAGTATATTAAATCGGACGACGGTGAAGACCGTCCTTTTCCCGTTCTCACGCACAAGACCTTCCTGAAACACCTTCGCATTATCCAAGATACGTGGGGACTACACAACCTTGATGGCAAACATACCAAGAAATCATATGCCATCGAGATTGCCTACGGGTGGATCGGCCCGAAGTTCGGGGATGACGGACTCGACCCCGCCACGCCTTTCGTGGACGACGGGACTTGGGAACGCGCAATGTTATACGTAGATCGGATGGATGGATTCGTCCGGAAACTCGAGACTACGTCGGCAGTTAAGGAAGAGCCTGTGGAATATCTCAGTCGCATCTATCCCTGCCCCTTGCGCTCGCCTTCCTCCTACTGCAAGGTGGAGAAAGCTGTCGACAAAATTTCTCTTGCCGTGAACCGTGACCAGGAGCGATATGGCCTCAAGCTCCATGGATACTGGACCACGGATCGTACTACCCCTATAGTCGGTGCATACCTCACCGCCCTCTCTAGGATGTACGGGATGACACTCGCCTCCATCGAGGAACAAGCCCAGCTCGATTTACTTTACGAGCACGAGCGCGAACTATATTGGAAAGTCGCGCCAGGGCCTTTCCCGTGGGACGAAAATGCTGGGGAAGAGCAATACGCTAGCGTAGCCGCCGACTATAATATGACTTCTGGCGAGCTGCGCGAGTTCGACGCTCTACTAGCTCAGCAATCGACATGGTCGGGCATTCAAGCAATGATGGTTCCTGCAAAGGTTACCAGCGAGACGCCCGATGACCCCCTTGGGTTGCAACCCAAATCCGACCCGCCCGGTGTGACACGCGTTCCAGCGTTTTCCACATCATCTCGAGGCGAGGACCCCCGGATGTGCAACTTCGAGTCTGCAGACGCTACTGGCCCAGCGCCCAGCTATCCTCCTCGTGACGAGGCAGCGAAGCTGGCCCTCGGCCTGTAGACGTCGCAACACCGGGTGGTGTAACTTCCTAGACGCCCCTAGGAAGAAAATTGGTGACGGTCCGTAACGCGCGGATCGGATTCCAAACACCCTTAAAAGCACAGTGCTTGCCGGCACAAGAAACTCAGTTTCTCTACCCCACAGACGTGGGACTTTTAACACTCGAAAACAACAGATACAGCAATCAGCTGGATGTCGGACGCTCCTACTCCAACTATGACTCCCCAGCAACTCATGGCGGCCGTGCGCTCCAAAGATCCAATGCACGGCCTCTGCAGTTCTCGTCAGATCACCGACGAGGGCTGCGACTGGCTCAAGTTCG